CCTGAAAGCCTATGTCGTAACCCTCAAGAACGAGGGGACCCGGGGCATCGACCTGTATGTCCCAGCGGCGAGGAAGCGTCGGCGCAGGACCCGGGGCCCACGCAACGCGCATGTTGCACGGCGGCGCGGTAACGAGCAGCTTGCCTAGCTCCTCCACCCGGAACTGAGCCTTCCACTCGATGCGGTTACCGCCGAGCGCCTGGATGGTGGTCTTTCCTTTGTATAGAGGCATCTATTGCTCCACGACGATGTTGGGCTGCTGCTCAGAGGAAGGGTAGACGTGCGCGGTGAAGTACAGCCGGTAGCCGCTTGGAAGCTGCAGCCCCGGAGAAGCTGGCCCGCCCTGGTTTCGAAGCTCGATGTAGATGCTCCGATCGCTGCTGTTGTAGTCCCACTTCGCCCATATGACGTCTTGGTTTGCGATCTGAACCAGCGTAGGCGAGCACTCCATGCACACGCCAGCCACGCGAAGCTCTCCGGTGCCGGGGAGCGTGAGGCGGTAACGCCAGTCCCCGGGCGCGGGCTGGAGCGCTTCGATCTCGCAAGTCGCCGGGGTCACGCGGAGCGCGTCTTCGAGCCCCGTCGAGCCGGGGTTCTCCTCGAAGTAGCCCGCCAAGATGACGTCCGCTGGACCCATCTGGGTGTAGAAGTCGAGCGTCCTATTGATTGCCACGAGTCTTCTCCTTCACCGGCTCGGCCTTGACTTCGAGGTCCTCCGATACGATCTCCACCGCCTCCCCCGTCACGCGGTCGCGCAGGTACACGCACGAGAGCATTGGTATGCCCCGCTTCGAGCCCGGCATCGGAGGCACCGATGCGGCCCTCAACCTTAGCTTTGAGAAAGTGCTCATACGCCGCCGCCTCCTAACTCGTCCCAATTGAAGAACATGTCGTAGACAGGATCATCGCTGCCGTCCGGCGCGGAGCTGTTCTTCTGGATCACTTCGACCTCGATCGCCCCCGGCATGAGCCCCTCGTCGGTGCCTGCCGAATTGATGGGCGCGTACCCTATCCGCGGGATGCCGCGGCACACGCTAGTCCCGCCGCCCTGGTCCCATAGACTCCACACCCTCACCACGGGCGAAAGGGACATGCGGCCGGTCGCCACGGTATCAGCGGTATTATCCCCCGTCGCGGTCACGTTGGAGTATTCCAGCGAGAGAGAGGTGACCAGCACGTCAAGAGAGGCCCGAACCGTCACCGTGTTCGCAACCATCTCGCCCCCCGACGTGGAGGGGTTGAAAGTCGGCATGCGGTTCGGGAGCACATAGTCGGAAAGCTGCCCCGGGGAGAGTCCGTCAATGACAAGAGGCTGCGCGAAGCTGTAGGGGGCCTGCATACCCGCCGCCTGATCGACGCCGAGGCCGGTCACGATGTTACGAGGCTGGGGCATGGCCGTCACCGATCCTTGCTGAAGGGCAAGCGCGGAGGCCACGGGAAAGCCACCGTAGTCGGACTTCCCCGGAACGGGTTCCGACAGCGCGTCCGTCGCCACCGAGGCGCGCACCCACATGCTGCGGCACATCGCCAGACGAACCGAGGCTGCCTGCTTGCTCGCCCACTTGAGCACCCCGGTCCACACGACTGGCGCCGGAAGGCCGATGTCGATGGTGCCGTCGCTGCGAAAGATCTGATCCGGGATCGACCAGTCGAGGCCAACCTCGTACCACATGTCGAGGGTGGCTGCGGGTACGCCGGGATCACCCGCATCCGGCGCCATGAGAAAGACCGCCTGCGCGGACGAGTCGCCGAGCTTGGCGTCGTCCACGATCCCGAACGGGCGCCGGATATTGCCCTCGGACTCGGGAAGAAGGGGCGCGGCCACCGGGGCCACGCTCTCGTCCCCCGGAGCAGGGTCGGGAACGTAGGGCGCCACCGCGGTGCGGTAGGGCAGCTTCTTGGTGCCGCTCCCGGTCGCGTAAACGCCGAAGCTCGTAGCGTTCAGCGGCTGCTGGTCGGGCACGTAGGCGGTGCGTCGCGTGTACGTCGGCACTGGCGCCGAGGGGTCATCGACTGTCACGACGCTCGTTGCTTGGGGGAACTCGGCCAGCCGATTCGAGTAATCCGGCTCCTGGCCCCGCGCTGCGGGAGGCTCGCACCGCGCATTCTCAGTGAGGTCAAACGGACCTCCGGGATGAGACAGCGAAAACGCAGCTACGCAGCGTCCTGCCCCGTATGCGTGCGGGAAGTTCTTTGTACTGGTATTCGCCATCTGATCCTCTGAAGAGAAGGTAGGCAGGGGGCTGTTTTGACCCCCTGCCTATCACTCACGTTGCGAGCGCGATGGTTGCGTTCCAACCAGGCGCGGTGCAGCCCATCTGGGCGTAGTACCCAGCGCGGACCTCGACTGCGTCTGCGTTATTTTCCCGGAGGAAGCGCAGGCCATCAGTCATGAGGATCTTGGGAGCCATACCGAGAGAGTACAACTTCCAGGTGTCCATCTGGAGCATGTACGCGCGCCCGCTCGGGCAGTTCGGGTCAGCGACCACCATGGCGCTGCCGCTCGGGAGGTGGATGCGTACGGCCTCGAAGAAGACGTCCGCCACGTCGGAGCTGCGCATGAGGTCGTAGACCACCTTGCTGCCGAGGGACTTGATGAGTTCGCTGTACGAGAGCGGGTTCATGAAGATCACGTCGGGTCGGCCGCCTTCTCGGAAGAGAAGCGCGCCAGCGCCGATCATGGCCTCCTCGATCGTCTCGGCGGTGCCGTCATATCGGATGCCTGCTAAGCGCGTGGGGTCACTTTCTCGCTGAACTCCGAAGAATTCTGTGCCGGGGCCGCCAACAGGCGCCACGGAAGGAAGCCACCCGGCGAGGCCGGTAATCTTCTTGTTCGGGTCGCCAGCGACAGGCTGGTCGCCGCGCTGGAAGATGAAGTCGCCTACCGACAAGCCAGCGGCGGGAGGGCCACCCCAAGGTGCAGGGAAGGCGTCGAGCGTGATCACGCCCGTGTCGCGATCGACCGCCGTGATCTTGCTCTCGCCGATCACGAAGACCGAGCTTGCCTGCCCCAGTACGTGCTGGAAAGTCAACTCCATCTCCACCTCGAACCTGACCACATCGGTGGGGTTCGCGAGGGTGATGGTGAGGGCGACGGGATCGACCGCGGCGATCGTGCCGCGCTCGCCGGTTCCGGTGCCGTACAGTCCACCGGCCAGGTCCTGCGTCAGAGCGCGAAGGATGCCGTCGATTTCCGAGGCGGCAGCCTGCATGAACGCGTTGGCGTTGCCGACCGAGGCTTCGAGAACCTCGTTCTGGATCGCAGCCAGACCGTAGTTCCTGATACGCGTCAGTTGGAAGTCCTTGTAGACGCCGGGGCTCTTGGCCTGCTGAGCGATCTCGAAGTCCGCCGAGCGACCCTGCGGGACACCGACCTGCAAGGGCAACGGAAGCATCTTGCCTCCGAACGCTTCCATCTTCGGGATGGCAGCGAGCCAAGGGTTGTTCCGGTACACGAGGTTCTTGACCCTCAAGTCCGTGTAGTGGACCTTGAGCGCCGCCTCGAATGAGGTGAGATTCAATGCTGTCATGGGTTACTTGCTCCACTCGATGAGTTTGGCGGCTTCCTGAAGAGACAGGTCTCGATCCATGGAAGGATTGAGGGTCGCTGGCCTCGATGCGTTGCCGCTGGTTTGCTGGTTGGATAGTGTCGGCGGTCCCGGGTTCGGAGTCGTCGGTGCGGGGGTTGCCTGCTGGAACTTCCCGCGTGTCTTCTCGTTGTCCAAGGCCTTCGTCACCAGCTTTTCCAGATACGCCTCAACCTCACTGGCGGCGTCCTTCTCACTCATCAACTGGCCTGTCTGCTGGTGCCGGGCGGTCATGACCTGCCAGACCATGTCGCCCGCATCGGCAGCCTGGACGAGCGGATGCTCCTCACTGCTGCCTACGTACTGCTTCACGTTCGATCTCGCTTCATCAACAGCGGCCTGCATCTTTGCCTGTTCAGCCATTTGCTTCTGTTGTTGAAGTTCCGATCTCAGCGAAGTCAGCTCGCTCTTCAGGCCCTCGATAGGATCGGGGCCAGAACCTTGTAAGCGCTGGGCGATGGCGTCTCTGTCCATGCCGCTGCGCTCAAGGAACGACACCGGGTCAGCCTTCGCCTGGTTGGCGAGGTTCTCCGCGTGCTGCACCTTGTACTGCTGGTCTTCGAGCGCCCGCTGCGACTCGCGGTTCTTACGCTCCTGGTCGATCAAGGAACGCAGAGCCGATGCCGCGCTCGGGCTCGAAATGTAATCCGGGTCGGTAGCCGGGGTCTCTGTCTGCTCTGGGGTCTTCTCTTCGTCGCTCATTGTGGCCTCACATCACGATGTTGCCGTCGGTTGGACCCACGGCGGTAGGCGAGACGCCGTCATTGCCGGGGGCTGGCGGGGCTCCGGGTACCATCGCTCCCTGAGCCATCGCCATTTGCTGCATCTGCGCACGCTGAACCATCTGGTGCGTAGATACGAGGTACTGTCGAAGAAGATCGAGACGATCCTCCGGGACTCCGTTCTGCTCCGCGTTCTGGAGCGCCGCTTGCACCTTCTTGAGTGCGAGCTGCTGGTCCTGGTAGGGAGGCGGCGGGATGTAGCGGCCGTCATCCAGCATGAACTCGATGTTGCGGTCGATGAGCATACTCGCCGCGCGGTCGAGAGAGAGCTGAGCTTCGAGGTCGGGGAAGTCGAGCAGCCGCTTCGCCTCGTCTGGGCCGAGAAGGTTGAGCGAGATCATTTGCTCCACGAAAGCGAGCCTGCCGGCCGGTGTTACCGGCAGGCTCGATGACGGGTGTACCTGAAGGACGTAGTCATCGGCCTCCATGTCGACCTCGGAAAAGTCCACCGCCTCGATGGTGTTCTTGTCCTTGCTCATCACCACGCTGTACTCGTTGTCTTCTGCGTAGATATCCCGACCGAGGTCTACGACCTGCTTCGCGGCCTCGATGTACATCTGCTCGTACTGCCTGGACACCGTGGTGAAGCGCAGGCTCTCTATGTCTTGGTACTCCCTCAGCGCTACCCCGGAATCCAGACCCGCGGGCTTGCGCCCGGTGGCCGCCATCTGGGTGATGCCTGCCAGCTCGAACGCCCTCGCGTAGAGCATCTCAAGGTGGTCAAATACCTCCCGCGGTAGCACGGGGGGAGCTGCTATCTGAGGTGGCGTCCCCGTGTACGGGATAATCGTGCCAACGTCATTGTTGAAGAATGATTTCCGCACCTTAGAGTTGTTCTCTACGTAGATGCGAGGCACCGCCATCAGATGAAGCGCCTTGTTGATGCGGATCATCAGCCGGTTGATCTCCAGCTGAATCCCCATAATGTCCTCGGCGATGCCGCTGCCCCAGAACCCGAGCATGCGATCGCTCCATCGAACAAACACGAACGGGAAGTAGCCGCGGTCCCAAGGCTCGTCGAAGAGCGTCGCGTTTGTGATCACGATGCAGTGCCGGCCGTCGTTGGCATCAGGCCCGCTCGGGAGGTGCCAGCCCTCGACCACTTCGATCTGATCTACAAGGCTGTCCACCCCGTAGTCCATGTCGTTGGTCGTCCGGTCCGCGTTCCTGATCTGATTCGCGTAACCCGGGAACATGTCGAGCAGCACTTCGCGGTCGATGAACTTGCGCTGATAGAAGGTGCGGGGCTCGCCATAGAAGCCGTCTGCCTGGTTGACGAAGACCTCGCCGGGAAAGACCCGCTCGAATGTGATCTCCTGACCGTGCCGGAAGACCTTCATGACGCCAGTGCCCATGACCGCAGCGTCCATCAGGATCTTCGGAGCGAGCATGTTGAAGCGGGCTGCATAGAATGCGTGACTGACGAACTTCTCCAGGTTGCGCGCCCGCCGCTTCAACGACCAGTTTCCCCCATGGGTGATGAAGCGGGGACGCGGCTGAGATCTGGAAAGGCGCGAGACCGCCGTGTCGCACACGCTCTTCACCACGTTGAGAGTAGAACGCTCCGCTGCGTATACCCGGTCGTGGGTGAAGGGGGTGTAACCGTAGAAGTCCCGGTTACCATATAGGCGAATGTAGCGCATGTAGTCTGCGCGCCGGGTCGAGTCCGCTGTCTCAAGATCACGGAACGCGACGATGAGGTCCTCGTGAGGATCATCGTCGGCCCACCATTGAAGTGCTGTGAACTTGTCAGTCTGCATCAGCCACTCGAATAGAACATCGCGAACTCGTCATCCTCGTCCGCTTCCTTCTCAGTCACGTTCATGGATGAGATCTCAACGATGATATCCCCTATCCTAAACTGTGTCACACCCAGGCGCTTCAGGGCAGCGACTAATTGCACAAGTTCCTCACTCGACTTGATCAACCCAGGTTCTCCGCGTCGCGGTTCCACCATTCTTCCCCCTCTCCCGCTGTCTCCTCGGGCTCCCACCACGCAGTAGTGTGCTCTTTCTCTAAAAGCTGTTCCTGCTGTTCCTCCATCTTATCCTCTACTTGCGACCAGTACTCCCGGCTGCCGAACTCGACGGTGGCCTCTTCGGGTGTGTACAGGTACTGATAGCAGTACCTCCACGCATACAGCAGGGCATCGCAAAGGTGGTCGTCGTAGCGGGTGTCATCGGGGCGCAGCCTCTTCTCATCCCACTGCAAGACGTTCATCTCGTCGATGAGGTCCTGGTTGGTCTCGGCGTCGATGACGACGGTGTTGGTCTGGAAGTCCCCGTTCAGCAGTTCGATGTAAGCGCGCTTCTTGGACTTCTCCGCTTCCTTGATGTTGATTCCGAATCGGGCCTTGGCTTCCTCTACGTAGCCTTTTCCGATACCGCCCACGTCCGCCACGATGGTGTCGAAGCGGTACTCATCTTCGAGAGACTGCATGATCTCGGCCACTTCTGACGGGATGAGGCCGCTTTTCTTGAAGCTCTCAACAACGACTAGTTTGTTGAGCCCTTCGTTGTACCCGCATACAACGAAGGCAGATGAGTGGGTATATCCGAGGTCCACTCCAAGGACGTAAGCCCAGTCATCGTCGGACGGATCGAAGCCATCCAGCGTCGAAAATCGCTTGTAGACCAGGGCATCGGTGTCCTTGACCCAGACCCCGCGATACTCGCGCAGATATGTAGGGTGCTGATCGTCCCACTTGTACTTGGCGCGGCGCTTTTGAAGCCAATCCGCCGCGTTCGGGATAAAAGGATTCTCAAGGAGAGTCCAACTATGTGTACTCCAACTGCTCCCTGGAAGGGTAACGTCGTGGAAGAATCCGGTACATGTGGCATTAGGTGTCCCCGTCAGGCAAATGGTTCCGTCGTAATCCAGGATGGCAGGCTCGATAATGTCCTCGATCATCCTCGCCAGGTAAGGCCGGAAGGACTGGGCCTCGTCGATGATGACGAGGGGGTACTTCGGTCCTCGAAGGCGCTCGATCTCGCTCTCGTCATTCGCTCCGCATAGAAATATCGTACTGGCATTCGGACACTCGACGATCAGCTCGTTTCTCAGGAACTTCAGCCCCAGGTTGTGCTTCTTGTTCAGCTCGATGAACACCGGCCAGACGATCTTCTTGGCCTGCTGGCGCGTCAACGTGATGATCGGGATCATGACGTTGGGCATCTTGAGCGCGGTCTGAAGCGCCATCACCGTAATCGCGTACGACTTCCCGGCTCGGCGACTGCACACCGCCGCCTTGGTTTTGCTTGGGTCGTTTACGAACGCGAGCTGCTTGTCGAACAGCAGGTTCTGAAACTGCATGTTCTCCCGCCGCTGCGCTCTTCTTGCGGCCTCTAGGAGGACTTCCCTTGCTTTGCGATCGTCCATCTCCTCCGAAGATGAGCCACGCGACCCGGTGGTACGGGACGGAGAGCGTTTCTGATTGCCACCCGACATGTACGCTGTCCCCTTCCTTGTAGATATCCAGCCCAGCGCTCGCCTTGAACCTCTTCGCGCTCACCCGGGCGCCCGAGGGGTCGGGCACGTAAAACTCAAATTCCACTTCCTTGATCGATCTCTTGGTCACTCGCTTCTCCATGACTCGTACAGGCGGTACGGGTTGTATATCCACCCGTGCCGCCGGGGGTTGAGCTTGTCGAACGCCTCGGTCTTGTGAGTGTAGAAAACGGCTTGCGGGCGCTCGTGCTCCAGGAGGGTCTCCATCAGCTGCGTAAAGAGCCCATGCCTCCGCAGGCTGTTCTTGACGTAGGCGTAGTGAAGAACCAGGCCGTCGCTGAACGTCTCCGCGTGAGCCCACCCGAGAATCATGTCCCGGTCCTCGGGGTTGCAGAGGACTACCGCGAGACCCTTCGGAAGAATGGACTCCAAGATCTTGTGGTGCATCTGGAAGTACACATCGTTCGGAACCAGACGGTTTCCGATTCCGTTGCTTCGGTAACTCTTGAGCCAGCTGTTGGTAATGAAGGGCACGTCCCCGGGCTCTGCTTTCCGTAACTCGACGTCTTCGCTCATGGTGTCCTCGGAGGGTGGCGGCGCCAAAAGTCATCTGTGAGGCTTCGGATCTGCTCCTGGTACTGCCGCATTAGGGTGTGGCAGCGCGCTACCTGGGTGCGCAGCCGGCGGACCTCGAACACCAGGCTCTCCGCCTCGTGGCGCAGCGTTCGCTCGGGGACGCGGCTCCGAAGCTCGGTATTCTCGGTTTCGAGGGCGCGAAGCTCGCGCCGCAACTCAGCCATCGAATCTTGATCGTCCATGGTCAATCCGTGCAGTGACAGGGAAGCCCCGGGTCCGGGTCATCAAACGAGAAGGCCTGCTGGCGGCGAGAGTAGTCCAGAAGAGTAGCGTAATCCGGTCGGTCCACCCGGAACCTCTTCCCCAAACCAGTGGCCGTAGACTCCGCTTTCTTCTCGGCCTCCACCCACCAGTCGAAGTGCTCCGGTTCGGCCTTCATGATGCGGACCAGCTTCCCAGTTTGCTTGAGAAAGCAGCCTACGCAGTTGCCGTAGTTGTTGCCGTCACCTGGAAGCATCAGGTCAAAAGGCTGCTGCTTCCAGAAAGACAACACGTCCTCTTCCGTGTGCTTGGCGCGGTCCATCGGACAGACCACGTTCTCTCGACTGTTGTCCGCGCTTACGCGAGATACGCGTCGAGGCTCGTCATGGCGCAAGCCCAGCGCGTTGTCGTAGCCCTCGGAGAATCCCTCAAGGGTGCGAAGGTAGCGGTCGGTCACGCGCATCTTGAGATTGCTCGTACATGTCCGCGAGCGTGGGTTCGGGAGCATGGACTTCTGAGCGAGCATCTCCGTGAAAGGCTCCCCCTTCCTCGCGGCCGTCTCCCATGTCACATACTTGTACGAGTGCCCCTCGTCCCACGCGTACTCCAGCCACGTGATTTCCACGCCCCAGTTGGCGCCTACGTCACGAACGAAATCGAGCGTCGCCTGGTGCTCTAGCCCGGTGTTCGCAAAGCAGACCTTGAGGCCATCGGGTTGCCCTTGGTGAGCGTCGAGTATGTTGCGCAGCATAAAGCCGCTGGTTCTGCCCCCACTGAAGCTAACGACTGCTGGCAGCTGAAGTCTATACGGATCCGTCGGTGTCATCGCTCTCGCCTCCCAGTAGCTTCTTCGCTTTCGCTACCGCTTCTAGCAGTTGAGTGTCATCCATCTCAGCAGGATCGTGGAGCAGTGCCTGCTCCCGCTCTTCTCTCATCAGGCGCACACATGTGTCGCCGAGTAAGCTGAACTTCTTCGCCTGCTCCCTGTCGAGCTGACCGCCCTCGGCAGTGTGGTCCCGCATGGCGCGCATCTCAGCCGCTACCACGGCGTACGCGTCCGACAACATGGCGCCCAGGTTCGGCCTCGTGGTCACGCGCAGGTTCCGGGACTTCACGATACGCCTCTTGGCTTGGATCCACTCGACGGGCTTGAGGCTGTCATCGATGGCGACGTCAGGGTCCATCTCAGGATTGCGAATAGCATCCTGGCGCCTGGCGTTCTCGATCCCTCGATCGGCGCTCTCCCGTAGATCGGAAGGCTCGGGCCGGTCGGTGCGGTGCGTCTCCGGGACGTACCCGCTCGTGTCTATCGTCGCTTTCCTCTTCATCGCTCAGCTCCCCTCCATCACTGCTGTCAGTCTAACACATCGGGGTCCCAGACCGCTAAATAGCTTTGTGTTCCAAGCGAGGAGTAGAGTAGAGAAGACAAACGCAATCCAAAGTGGCGTTATACAGAAGCGATCCCGCGGGGTTATCGAAAGTCGTATTAGCTATTGACAACGAGGGTGGTGGCACGCTTCTATATATCTGCAAGCTCTCGGCTATGCGCTTAGGTCAGTGGAGCCCAGGGGCCAAATGCCCCCTGGAGCGCAACGCGCTACCGTAAGACGAGAGCGTGCGTACAGGCAGCGAGCGTAAGAGCTGACATACGGTGCGCTTCGATAGCGATAAGAGGTGGGGGTCCCCTTCGCTTCGCTCCTCCCCCACCGATGCTAGAAAGCAGGCGCTCGCTACCAAAGCTCGGCCGGGGCATTGTGCCCGTCCGGCTTGAAGCAAACAAGAGCGCGCCTACGTTAGCTAGTGGCTTGGGATGAAGGTTCTTTCTGTATCATCCCTGCTAGCTCCATCTCCGGGTCTATCGCTGGGTACTCTGGGCAGGCTGTACAGCCGGGTATCAAAGCGACTCTGATCATTAGCCCTGGCCGCTGCCAGCTCAGATGCGCGCCGACGTCTGCCCAGATTGGACGTAGCCAGCCTGACACCTCGCCCGTCGCGAGGGAGTTCTCATGACACTGCATGAGATAGAGAGGGAGGTAGAGACTGAGGGGGAGGGGCACCCCCGCCCCTCCGCGATTTTCGTGAAATCGCAGCCTGTACCGGAATCGATACATTCGTATCGATCCTGACACTGTATCTCCCTGGATACACAGGGAAATGTCAAGGTGTCTTGTGTGAGACCGCAGGATTGGTAGCGCATAGGCGCTTGCGGTATCGGATATGGAAGCAGGATTGATTGCGTATCAACGTGTGCACGGGCAACGTTTCTTTACGACAGGGTACGCTGTATCAATCCCATCACTGCCAGTCAGCTTGCCACGCAAGCCGACGGAACGCAAAAGGCCCACGCTCCGCCTGGAACGTGGGCCTTTGTTTCACGTGAAACATGGCCCCCCTCTCGGGGGCCCGGGTCTCACCTTCGGGGCCAGAGGTTGTCCCCCTTCTCTCTCGGGTAGACCTTCCATCCCTTGACCCTGCTGTGGATTACAGCGTCGCTCCCGTCTACCAGGGTGGTTAGGCTTTGCTTGACCTCGGGGCTTCCCGTGCGCCCCACCTCGTTTAGAAGGTTCATCAGGTCGTTGAGCTTGATTGTGATGTTCATCGTATCTCCCTTCGGCGCCCTGTCGTGCGCCTCATGGATATCTATATAGGGGCCAGAATCGGCGCCTGTCAAACAAAAAAAGACCCGGCACCCAAAAAGGGTACCGGGCCGAGTGTTTCACGTGAAACGTTTCACATGCCGCGTGCTTCCTGGTACTTGTTGATGAGCAGGTTGCGGACGTAACCGGGTGTCATGTGGACCAGCACGAGAGGCGGAATGTCACCGGGGTCCGTCCGTCTCCAGTCCCCGGCTGCCTGCCATGAGACCGTACCATCATTGTGCAGGGTGGGTGACCCGTCGGAAGTGCGAGTGGCACGCTTGCGAGCACAGCTCATCGGCGCCCCCCCTCGTCGTGCACGTGCTGCATTCCTTCCACGCTAAGCACCCCTTCGGGCCACTCCCGTGCATGGAGAGCGTCCACCAACCGGTGACGCGTCGGGCCGTCTGGCAGGAGGAACACCGCCAGGGGTGCCACCTGACCCAGCTGCGTACGATGCCACTGGCCAGCCCAGCGCCACGAGCAGGTACCGTCGCGGTGCACCGTAGGCAGGCCAGAGCGCTTGCGCAGCGGGGACAGGTCCGGGAGGATATCGGCCAGCGTATCGCTCATGACAGCACCGTCATTACCAGCGGCAGCAAGACGGCGCACAGGCAGACGAACACGGGGACCGTATCGCTCATGACTGCACCTGCCCCTCTGCAAGCTGCAATGCGATGCCGGTTCGGTTGCCTGCAACCTTGATTGTCGGCTGGCAATCCACGTTGCAGGGCGCCTCGTCTGGCCCGTCCGTGGTAGTCAGCTGAGAGGAAGGGGGGTCCTGGCGCTCGACCCAGGCAAGCACCTCGAAACTCGTGTTCAGTGTGTATACGTTCAGCATGTCTCTGTCTCCTCTGGGGGCCTGTCATCCCCCTGTGAATACTACAGCACTCTATATAGCACGGGAACCGGGTCAAGGCCCACAGAAAAGCGCACCAGTAGCGCCGATGACACATCCGTCAACCTGGGCTGCACCCCAAG